AGACCATCTAGACGAATTAGCGGCCGCTAAAAAAATGGGGTATAAGACTTCGGAAAAAAATAGGTCTCCGGGGTACAAGCAGATTAAAAATGTCAAAAAAAGAATAATAGCTAAAGTAAAAGACTTAATAGAAAAAGACGAAATAGATATTTGGTGATAATGAAAATAAAATTAACAAACCAACAAAAAAGAAACGTTCTGGAAGAATGGGACTCTAGAAAAAAGAATCCCCCCTCCCTTCTAGAACTAATTAGAGTCGCATATCCAGATCAACCGCATTTAGACGGCAGGAGTAAAGAGGGTAAAAGCGTAAAGGCTTTCTTGGCTATGAAACAAATTAAAGCTCTGGCCTCTCATCAATATCAACCCAAAAAAATTGAGCTAACAGAAGAGCAAGAAGAATTTATTAACAACAACTTCGGTATGATGTCTGCTGTCGAAATGGCTAGAGTTTTGTTTAAGAATAATGAATTGACTAATCTTAATCAGGAGTCTAGGGCTGTCGACGAGCACATTAAAACTTTAAATCCTACCGCCGCTTTTCAGCCTAGTCAAGTTCCCGAACAAGGATATAAACCGCCCAAAACCATACCCGCGGCAATCACTAAGGTTAACCATTATGTTCTTGAGGGAATAGACAAAAATAAAATTACCCCCAAAAATAAAAAGGATATTAATAGTTTAATCGGTTATCTTCATACTTATAGATTCTTACATCAGATGAACGGTTATGAAAATCAAACTTCTAGAGAGCTTTTTGAAAGTAGCTTTGTTAGATATACTTATGATAAAAGCGATTTAATGCAAGAAGAGGTAGATCAATATATTGTACTTGCTACAGAAGTCGTTATCGCCTCAAATATCCAAAGAAGAGTGGAAAGACTTCAACAACATTTAGATAATGCCGCAGAAGACACAGAAGGAAGAAGGATCGCAATGGCTCTTGTTGATGCAATTAACACGGCGCAAACAGAATATAATCAATGCGTTAACCGCCAGCAAAAGCTTCTCGAAAGCCTAAAGGAAAAACGGAGCGACAAGCTAAAAAAACAAATTAAAGAAAATGCTAGTGTGCTTACTTTGGTTGAGATGTGGAGGGAAGAAGAAACTCGCAAGAAAATGATTGAGTTAGCCGAACGTCGAAAAATGGTCATAAAAAACGAAATCGAAAATCTCACGTCTATGGACGAAGTTAAATCTAGAATTTTGGGAATATCAGAAGGAGAAATATTAGATGGATGAAAAACCAAAAATTATTTGCAAAATATGCGAAGACCGCTTCACCGATTATAAAGGCTTACATAGGCACTTAAGAGCTCATAATTGTTTGGTGGTAGACTACTATCATGCTTATTACCCTAGGAAAGACTTATTAACTGGGGATTTAATTAAATTTAAAAATAGAAAACAATATCTTTATTCACATTTTAATACTCGGCACTCTATGAAAAAGTGGACTCAGGTCACGCCGAAAAAAGATGTTCGTAATTATTGTGAGTCTTATTTAAAAAGAAGAGCAAAGAAAAAAAAGTTAAAGTTCGCGCCTTGCGAGGTAGAAGCAAGGTCTCTCATGTGCCCGCCCATTACATATCTTAATTCTACTTTCGACGACAATTATTATGGATATTGTTCGACAGAGCTCGGCTTAGAAAATAAATACACAAAATGGCCCGGGAAAATCTCTCTACCTTTTGACGCGCCAATAGACGCTATTAAAAAAATGCGTTATAAAATATATATTGACAGCAGAGAGCAAAAACCATTTAAGCTATCATTTCCTACAGAAGTAAAAGCTTTGAAATACGGGGACTACGCATTAGATGACGATCGTCTTAGTGGAAATACTTATATAGAAAGAAAATCTATAACAGATTTTATAGGGACTTTAAGTGGGGGGTATGATAGATTTGTTAAAGAAATAGAGCGGTCCGAAAAAGATAAAGTTAGATTAGTAGTATTAGTCGAAGAAAGTATTAACGACTGTTTGTCATTTAAGCATTTACCTTATGTTTCAAAAAAAATAAAAGCTACGCCAGAATTTGTTTTTCATAATGTCCGGACACTTTTGCAGACGTACAAAAACTTAGATTTTTTATTTGTCCGGGGGAGAAAAGAAGCGACAAGGGTAACTGAAAAATTACTTTTAAATGGCCGTGTTTATTCTAAGATAGACCTGCAGCTAGCTTATGATATAAAAAAATTATAATATGTGGTATTGTCCAGACAAATACATTAAAGACGTCCCCAACATCAACCAAGAGCTTCTAAAGCTAGAGGGGGCACTCACAGAAAAAGAGGCTAAAGTTTCTTTGGCTAAATTTTTAAGAAGTAATCTCGGATTTACGACAGAGCTCGTCTCCGGAATCAAACTCGCCCCATATCAAGAGATCACCTTAAAGGGGATGATGAACCGTAATTTTTCGATGTGTGTGTGGGGACGCGGCTGCGGTAAAACTTTTATCGCATCTATTTTTTGTTTTCTTCAATGTATCTTTTTTCCGGGGACTAAAATCCTTATCGCTGGCCCGACGTTTCGTACGGCCAGATTCATATTCGAAAATTTAGAAAAAATTACCGAATCTAAAGGGGCGGAACTTTTAATGCAATGTTTCGGTGCAAAATCAAAACGCAATGATCAATTTAAATGGGACATTAACGGGGGGACAATTACAGCTATTCCTTTAAGCGGAGAAAAAATCCGCGGCTTTCGTGCAAACGTCCTTGTCCTCGATGAGTACCTTCTGCTTCCAGAAGACTTAATTAAAACAGTTTTAATGCCTTTTCTAGTAGCCCCGCAAGACATGAAAGAGCGAATAGAAATTAGAGAAATGGAAGACAGACTCATATCTGAAGGAAAAATGGAAGAGTCGCATAGGATGGTTTTCGAAAATGATTCTAAAATGATAGCCTTATCTTCTGCGTCTTATACATTCGAAAATTTGTTCAAACAATATAAGGAGTGGATACAAAAAATTAATAGCCCGGAAAAGGGGGACGCAGATTATTTTGTGTCTCAAATGGGATATGAATCTTTACCCGAACATATGATTGACCAGATAATCATTGAGGAAGCTAAAGAGGGAGGACAAAGCCACTCTAGTTTTCAGCGAGAATATTGCGCTCAATTTACTGACGGGTCAGATAGTTATTTTAGCGCTAAAAAAATGCACGAATGTACTATCCCCGACGGAGAAAGTCCTACCTCAAAAATAGTAGGAGATAAAAATACAAAATATATTTTAGCTATCGATCCTAGCTTTTCAAATAGCCCGACGTCTGATTACTTTGCGATGTCTATTTTAGAATTAGATGATCATACGAAACAAGGGACGCTAGTCCACAGTTATGCTGTCGCGGGAGGCGACTTGGGAGATCATATACGTTATATGTATTATATAATTAAAAATTTCGATTTAGAGATGATCGTCATTGATAACGCGGGATACCAATTTATAGACAGTTGCAATGAAAATGGATTATTTAAAAACGCTAAAATAGAATTAAAGTTTTTTGATTTTAATAGCGACGCCGAGGGGGAGGATTATGACAAGATGCTAGTCAAATCTCGTAGGGCGTACAACAAAGAGAATGGAGCAATTTGTTTTAAACAAGTTTTCACTTCTGATTTTATTAGAAGAGCGAACGAGCATCTTCAAGCTAATATAGATCATAAAAGAATATGGTTTGCGTCTAAAGCCGTGGCTAATGAAAAAGCCTTTAACAAATATTCCAGCCAAAGGATCACTCTAAAACACACTGGAGAGAAGAGCCTTATAGAGCTTATTGAAGGTCAGGACGCTCTTATCTATCAAACCAAAAAACAATGTGCCTTGGTTGAGGTTAAAACTACCGCTAGAGGAACGCAGACATTTGACCTTCCACAGCACCTAAAGCGTTCTACAAGCGCAAGTAGAGCTCGCAAAGATAATTATACTACCCTTATGCTCTCTAATTGGGGGATCAAGTGCTATTATGATATGATGGGAATGCCCAAAGAAGATATTGGCACTTTTGTTCCAAGGATGCTATAATTAGTGTACTTATAAAAAGATGAAAACAGGTCAAAATAGCTCAAAAAAGATCAAGCCAGAACCAAAGACCAAAACCCCAAGAAAAAGGGCGTCAAAACCTGATACTTCCGGTCAGCCTTTAATGGCAATGCATTCAAGCACGGCGGCAACGACGACTAGAACCAGACGAAATAAAGCGGCAGGGATACAGCAGACTGATAGATTTGTAAACATTGATAAAGGTATGGTGCCGTTTAATTATAGCACGACTGGGTATGGAAACAAAACCTCCAATATTGATGTAAGAGACGCCGTGGTTTTATGTCAAAAAGCCTATTATAATTTTTCTGTATTTAGAAACGCTATCGATATGATGGCAGAGTTTTCTTGTAGTGACATTTATCTTACGGAAGGAACGAAAAAGTCTAAAGAGTTTTTCTCCACTTTATTTAGCAAGGTTAATATGTGGAGCCTTCAAGATAGATTTTTTAGAGAGTATTATAGGAGTGGGAATGTTTTTGTATATAGATTTGATTCTAAAATTTTAAAATCTGATTTAAATAAAATGACTCGTACTTTCGGGCTATCCGCAGCAAATCAAAAGTATATTATCCCAGCTAGATACGTTGTCTTAAACCCCGCAGATATCCAAGTGGGAGGAAATATCTCTTTCGCTGTTAATAAATATTATAAACGAATAAACGGCTATGAACTGTCAAGGCTTAGGAACCCGAGAACCGAAGAAGATAAAGAGGTCTACAATGGTCTAGAGCCGGAGCTTCAAAAAGAAATCAAAACAAATAGTGAGGTCGCCATCCCCCTTAATGAAGAAAAAATTAATGCGGTCTTTTATAAAAAGCAAGATTACGAACCGCTTGCGGTTCCTATGGGCTACCCAGTGCTGGACGATATTAACTGGAAAGCGGAAATGAAAAAAATGGATATGGCCGTTTCTCGGACCATGCAGCAAACCATTCTTCTTGTAACGATGGGCACAGACCCAGATAAAGGGGGAGTTAACCAACAAAATCTAGCGGCCATGCAAGACTTGTTTACAAATGAATCTGTCGGTCGAGTTTTAATTGCAGATTATACTACCAAAGCGAGCTTCGTGGTTCCGGAAATTGGAAGTATCCTTGACCCCAAAAAATACGAAGTCGTTGATAAAGATATAGCCATGGGTCTTAGCGCCATTATCACAGGCGGAACAGAAAAATTTGCTAATCAATCAGTAAAGATAGAAATGTTTGTTGCTAGATTAAGACAAGCACGGAAAGCGTTTTTAAATCAATTTCTTATGCCAGAGATTAAAAGGATAGCGAAAGACTTAGGCTTTAAAGGTTATCCTACCGCACACTTTCATAAATTGTCGATAAAGAATGATCCAATTCTTGCTAGAATTTACGCTAGGTTTGTTGAGATGGGAATTATGACTCCGGAAGAAGGCATGCAAGCTATTGAAAGTGGTAGGCTGCCGTTAAGTGAAGAGTCTGTAGAGTCTCAACAAGAATATAAAAAGTTGAGAAGTAAAGGTCTTTATGAGCCCATGGTGGGCGGGCCAGAAACTCAAAAAGACTTGTCGGATAGAACGCAAAAAGGGCAGATGGATCTTCAAAAAGAAAATATTAAGTCGCAAGAGAAAATGAATAAAGAAAAGATGAAAAGCGACGAAAAGAAGGCCGCACAAAAACCAGCAGGAGTGACGCCTCAAAAAAACGGAGCAAAGCCTGCGCCAAAGACAAAAAACGGACCGGCTGGAAGACCCGGAGGAACAAGCTCTCCTCAAACAACTAAAAAAGTATCTCCCATAGGGGCAAAATATACCAAGGACGGTAAGGCATATAAATCATATAATTTCTTACTAACTAAAGTTAAAGACTGCTTTATTGAAGCGGATAAGCTTAATAAGAAAGTAGAAACCTCATTAAAAAGAAAGCATAAAGTAAAAGAACTAAGTGAAGATCAAAGAGCTATCGCTTTTGATATAACCAAAATAATTGTCGCTAACGAAGAGCCGAAGAACTGGAGCAGAAAAGCTAAAGATTATATAAAGAATCCGATAGACACGAATCCAGACAGAATTAAAGAAATTCAAATTATAGCAGCCGAGCATCAAGTCGATGATTATTTAGCCAGCATTTTATATATAAGCAAAGAATAATAACATGTCTCGAAATAGAATTATCCATAATATACAAAATGTATTCGTGGGTTCTCCCGAGGACGAGACGGATAATTTGATTACTGGTATCGCTGGACACCAAGTCTTAAAACGCTTAAACAAAGTCCAGTCTATCAATTACAATATCGATCTACCTAAGGGTGATGCTGCCGTCTTAGGAAAATCCATTCCCTTTTCAAGAAAAGCAGATCAACCAGCGGAGGTCGGTCTTAGCATAGACTATTTATTAGACGGGGTTAATAACGAAAAAAGAATAGGCTTAAACACAGACAACGAAAACGAAAATTCTGTTGACCGTAATAAGTCCATAGTTCACGATATGGCTACGGTGGGCACGAAGGACAAAAGAAATCTTTACTTGGTAGTTAATAATAAAGAGGGAGATATTAAACAGGGGAACTGGGATAGGGATATTATTTATACTTCAGATTTTAGTACGGATACTGATGGTTGGGGACAAAGTAATGGAACTAAGAGTCGTGTGGATCTGTACGGTGGGGAAACTAACGTGTTCAGGAGTAAAGGAAACACTACCGAAGATCCGCATGATGCATGGAAGCAGTATTTGTTCACGGTGGGGAAAAGATACAAAATATCAGGTAAATTTTATATTTCTGGCGGCAGCACTACTTATAAAGGAATGGTTATATACTTGGGATCGCAGAGCTCATATGAGGGCCAGAAGTTTCATTTCACGAAAACCTCGTCACCTTGGACTCCTATAACTATAGCAACATGGGTAGATTTTGAGTTTGAAGTTATTGCCGGTCACGAGAATATTTATTTTTACCCTGTAGATACTAACGGACTCTCAGACTTCGCAGCGACAACCTCGGATGAATTTGGACTTAAAGATATTGTAGTAACAGAAATATATTCAACTGACATTCCTCATGATGGATTTTATAATGGGACATTTGGTGAACTTGATGTTATCGATCCCAATAGCGCGGATTACTCTACCGTAATTTTTCAAAATTGTTACCTTACTAAATACGCTTTAAACTTAGAGGTCGGTTCTCTCCCCAATGTAAGTTTAGATTACGTCGGAGAAAACATAGTGGGTTACGCTTCCGGCAGTGGAGTTAATATTCCTTATTTGGATTTAAAAAAGGGAGAGATAACGAATACTGCTGCTAGTGTTTATACTTCAGATTTTAGTGCTAGCAAAGATGAATGGGAAGGAATTAGCCTTTCTGTGCTTGAAAATTATTCTTCTGAATCTACAGACGAGGGCTTTTCCTTATGCGCTAGGGCAGATACCTGCGCCGCAGGGTGCTCTCACTATATACGTCGTGATGACGTATTTGAGGCTGGAAAAAAATATAAAGTATCAGGGAAAATTCTTATAGCTAATACGTCTGCGAATATAGACTATGTGCGAGTTATTACTGCTGACACTGAAATTGCGAGAGTAACTGTAAAAAATTCGTGGGAAAGCTTTTCTGCTGAAGTTGCGGTATCAACCGCTTATGACCTACAGTCCTTATTTTTCACTACGCACAAGTCGAACGGCAGTCAGATTTATACTGGTGGAAGCACCACAAGTACATATGATGCATTTTATGTTGCAGATATTGTAGTAACAGAAGTCAAAGAATTCATTGTCCCACGAAATTTTAGTGAAGCTGCTCTTTATGATAACGATTTTTTTGTAGCTCATGGAGATATTGGTATCACAATTAGTCAAACGGACTTGAACTATACTTCTGACTGGAGCAAGGGGTCGGTGAATACAACGATCAATACTGATGGATGGGTTAGCGACGATGAGTTATTAGCTAATCATGACGGAGTAGCCGGAGAAGACGATACGCTTTGGATAAGGGGACAAGGTACGGACGGTAATCATTTTACATATAAGAACGGCGTGTTCGTGAAGGGAGAAAAATACAAAATAAGCGGTAAAATATACCTCGAGTCCTCATCAGTATCATATAAAAAAGTTGAAGTTATAAATGGAGCCACTTGCGGAGAAAATGTTATATTTTCGTTCGATGAAACGTTATCAGATCAATGGGTGACTTTTGAAAAAGAATTCGTTGCTACTCAAGAGAATCTTCAAGTCAGATATCTTACGCTGCAAGGTGCCACTTATATATGTTCATTTTTAGACGTAGACTATACTTCCGCACAAAAGGACAGTATTTATCTTAAGGACTTTATAATAACGTCCCTGACTCAAACCACCGGGTTCTATGATAATCATATCACAAGTTGTAGTATTTCTTCGAACTTTAATAGAGATAAAATAAGTTATATCGGTCACAAAATGGTCTCAGATAGACCGATACAACTACCTGCGGGAGCAGAGCTATCCTTTAGCACTACAGCTAAAGATAATATATCTGGCTCTTTTTTAGACGACATGAGGTTAGATAAGGAGTATAATATAACGGTAGAGTTTAAGCACCACCCAAAGGAAAATCCGACGGATAACGTGTTAGCTAGATATATTTTGTCTGGGGCCAAGTTCGACGGTATAGATTATAGCAGCGCGATAGGAAGCAATAAGACTGCCAATATGAATTTTTCAACATACATGGACCTTGAGGCGGGAAGAAGCTGCGGACTTTTTATAAGTGGAAAAGTAACCACGGCGGTTGCAGATTTGATAACAGAAAATGGAGATAACGTTACTGATAATAATTCTAATGAAATTATATCAATGCCGGTGTATCCACAATACTAAAGGAATTAAAAATGGCGCAAATTAAATTAAGAAACGTAAATCCAGTAGTCTTTAATTATAACGTGGGCTTAGGCGATATCAACCCGGACGAAAAGCTGGTTATTAATGATGGGAATCTCCGCTTCGACCATGGAAACGACGGAAGCGGACTTCGGTTTAAGTCTAGCTCTAGCTCCGGTAATAAAAGTTCAATCCGCTGGATAAATCAATCAGACACAGAAGTATTTAAACTGACTGTCGATCCAGACGGCAATAAAACAGATAAATTCACACTAAACGCTGGAGCAGTCGATTGCGTTACATTTTTACAGGACGGTAAGACCGGTTTGGGCAAAGACGACCCTCAAGTAAGATTGCACGTTAAGGACGGAGGCACTGAAACTGTAAGGTTCGAAAGTACTTCTGATCCTTCGTGGCTGCGCTTGACAAATAGCGCTGGGTTTGCTCAGTTAGGGGCTCGAGGGAATGATATAGAACTTGCTCCGGCTGGTAGTCCAAAGTTTTATTTTAAAGAAGCTGGAAAGCTCGGTATCAATACGGGGGGCGCTCCAGATTCAGCATTGCATGTCGTAGGAGACTCTATTCGTATAAATGATCAAGAAAGTGATGCGAGCAGTAGACTTTTTCTTAGTGAGGGCAACTATGAAGGTAAATATGGATTTTCTTTGTTATATGCAGGATCAGCGAATCCAACACTAGATTTAACGACCTTCGCGTCTGAAGCGAACACTTTTAGTATAGTAAGGCATGATAATAATGCAATTGGCGAAAGCGTACTTGAGATAGCAAGGGGGTCAGGTAAAGTTACCATAAGAGAAGAGCTTGAAGTAGACGGAGACATTCAGGCGGGGGGGAATATATTAGAAAGCGGCTCCTCGTCTAATGCGGGGTCGCTATATATCTCTGGAGGAAACGCCACAAACACCGGCGGCAGCATTGTCCTGTGTGGGTCTTCTCACACGACGAAAACAAACGTCGTCGAGATTAGAAAGGGGTCTATTGTTATGCTGCAAATTACCGCCGATGGCAAACTTAATATTCCTCTTGCAAATCTACCTAGCTCAAATGACAATCTTGCTCAAGGAGATTTATGGAAAAATGGAGAGTCTTTACAAGTTAAGGTTTAATAAATTTGACATTTTTTATAAAAGTGCTATAATATAATTATGGCAGAAGATACTGATAAAAAGTTGGGGATAGAAGAATCATTTAATCTCATAGTCCAACTAGCTAGAAATGCCAAGCTTTCTTGGAACGAGCACAGGCAGGTTCACGCAGCGGTTGAAGTCGTTTACAACGCATTAAATGATAAAAAAACCTCAGCGCAAGAAGCTTTCGAAGAAGAGCAAGAGGAATAATCTAGCATTATCCATAAATAAAGAAGGGGGCCTCCTTTTGGGGGGGGCCCTTTTCTTATGTAAAGCTAGGTAAAGTTTTACTTTTTATAGAAAAATAGGGTGTAGTATAATATATGCTGAGTTATCCGGAAATCCGTGGCGTCCTTGCCGAACTCGAAGAAGAATATTCATTTCAAAAAAAACATCCGCAAAGCGAAAACTTTGCTGTCAATGCCCGATACGTTATTGCCATAGTCGATCGTCGTATACGAGAAAAAATTAAAAGTAAATACGATAGCGGCGGAGAAAGAATACAATTTTAAATTATGAAAAACCTACTACTTAAATTTAAAGGCTATCTAGGCTCCGCATGGAACTATACTCTAAATCACTACCTATGCGTTTGTGCCGTTTTAATTACCTCTATTTGTTTCATGGGATATAACTTAAAAATAAGAGCAGACTATGAAAAAAGACTGTCAGCCTTAGCAAATGATCGTGTTGAGGCTCTGGGCCTGATAGGAAATCAATCTGAAGCTTTATCGCTACAGGGAGAAGCTCTAAGTAGCCAGCGCAGCGCACTTAATGATCAGTCAGAACTAATGAGCCGGATGATAAAGATAATTAACGAACACAGAGCGACCATTATCCAACAAGATCAAGTGATCCAAGAGCTAGTAAAAAGACTTCGGGCGCTAGGAGGCTTACCAGAAGTGCCGCCCGTGGATAAAGGCAAGTGGATTATTTTTAATGAATCTTCGTAAGCTAGATAAATATTCTCATTATTGGAATAAAGAAAAGACAGATTGGGCTGTTGAGGGTAAAGATGGACGCTGGTGGATTTTTCGTGGACCAGCGTCTTCTAAAGCAAGGAATAAAAAGAAGATGAAAATCAAAAAGAAAAAAGAATCTTCAATTATTTTAACAAAGCCCTATTTTCTGCTAATAATAATAATAATAATAAGCGCAATATTAGGAGTGAGTTTAGCTCTTAATGTCGTGTATTACTTATTGAGATAAAAAGGACAAAAAAATGAGAGACAAAAATTTACATGTATTAATTCACCCGGCTCTTTCGTTAGCCACGATTAAACGCGAAGTACAGTTGATCAGTCAAGCGGGAGACGACATCTCTATCGTTAGTCATGGTGGCGGTGACGGAGTTTTAGATGCGTATATGCTGGCTAAAAGCGACAATATTATAAGCTGTCACATCATAAAAAATAGTGACGTCCCACTGAGCGCCAGAGGGAGAGGCGTACTTTTACATGGTCATATTACGGCCGACAATCTTAAAAACTATGTCGTTGATTTTCTAAAAGGCTACCATGTAGAACATAATGTTTTGTATATGGCTAATGTGGAAGCAGACGTCGTTGAAGAGGAAGTCATTGAAGACGAAGTGGTCGAAAGCGTAATCGAAGACGAATTGGTTGAAGACGAATTGGTTGAAGACGAATTGGTTGAAGACGAAGTCGAAGACGAATTGGTTGAAGACGAAGTCGAAGACGAATTGGTTGAAGACGAAGACGTCGAG